CCACGGCTATTTCTTTGTAGCCCGTCAGGTCGGGCAACTCGAAAGGTATATTCCAATCGGGATCAAAGTTATCCATTTCCATGCGCTCAATGAAACTAATCGTCTTATCTTTTTTCGCCATTTGATAAACCTATTTCTGCGCCCAGTGCGCTGTAACCTGCCTTGTCCACCCACGAGTCTTGATGTGACGTGTCATTGAGCAGCCGTGTTGTTTTCAACCAGTCCATCATCAACGCTACATGCGCGGGAGTAATAGGGGCAAACTTCCCGTTCTGTTTAATTGCCCTAGAAACAATGACGTTCCACCCATCTGCAATGGCCCTGAACGATTGTGTTGCATCCCCGTAGTCCTCTTGCCTGTCACCAGATATCAGAGACTTGGCTTTGTCTAGCACCTCATCTCTTTTCATAGCATGTACCTGTACCGTTTGTCTGATTCCAAAATGTGCAGGTTCTCTTTGGTCCTAGTCACCGCAACATAGAACACCCGATGCTCCGCGTCTGGGTTCTTGGACTCCTCACACGCCTTCGTTGAACCCAAATACACCATGCAGTTCTCGTCCTCCCCACCCTTCATCGCGTGGATGGTTGAGATTTTAATACGAGGTGTATCAGAGATGTTCTCCCCCCGTGCCTCAAGCGACTCTATGTATAGCCTGTCCTCGTTACCAAGGTTCATTACGTCCGTAGCCGGACGATTTAGCGGAGCAACCATGCCAAACTCTGATACAAGATCATCGTAAGAAAGCATCGCGTCATCCGCTGCAGCATCCAACAAACCAACCGCTCCCCGCTTGACCACCCGATAGTCCCCCATCTTCGGGACGTTCTTGTATAGGTCCCTGATCCTCGCAAGACCAACACGCTCCCCATCTTGCAGCTTCCGCCATACGTCTAGGCCATCGGCAACCGCTTCGCTTACGCTCCCCCGTCCTCGAAAACTATACAGGTATCCATACGCTCGAACCTGCTTTGCCAACTCCCAAGCATAGGAATTAGTACGAGCCATCAAGGTCCACGAACCTTTCCACAAGGGCACCGTCTCAATGTTTACATGGTATCTAATGGAGCCTTCTCTGTCCGTTGGCTCGAACTCTTTCACAATGCGGTTATCTATCCGCTTTACAATCATCTGAGACAGATTGTGAACAGCCTGCGGCATCCTGTAGGACTGGCTCAATACAATCCTTTTGTCTGAGCAACTTAGGAAGTCTTCTACCTTTACGCCCGTCCACTCATGGATAGCCTGATCGTCATCCCCTGCAATGATAGTTCGCTTGGCATCCTCCGACATCTTCGCAACCATCTGCCACTGTGACGGCGTTAAATCTTGGGCCTCGTCCACAATCAACAGGTCTAGCTCCGGAGGATTAACAATCTCCACATACCGTGAAATAAAATCCCCGAAATCTAGCTTTGCTTCCTGCGTCTTGTACTTAGTCAGCGTGGCTTCCACATTCACCAGCTTGGAAAATGCTAGGCCATAATTTCCCGAGTCGTTGAACTCCTCTTCAAGAGAGAGCAAGCGAGACCGCGCTCGGTCGATTATGTTTAGGTACTGAGCACCTGACCCCGACAGTGTTGTCTTGATTAACCCGTCCGCTGCATCAACCCCGTCTCTCGCCAGTAGGTCAAGACGTAGGAGACCTGACAGCTTTCTGTAATCATCAGCCCCCATAACATCGGAGGACTGTAGCCCAAGACCGTGGAACGCCGTGGCATGCAACGTCCTGCAGTGCGGCAACTCTTTTGGCTTGAGACTAAACTTCAGACAAGCCCGTTCCATAGCCTCCTGAATGGACTTGCGAGTAAATGAAACAAACGCAAATCTGTGAGGCGCACCGCCCTCCTCAAAGTAATCGTTCACCCGCTCCATCAACGTATGTGTTTTCCCAGTTCCGGGCGGTCCCAGTATCAGTTCACTATTCGTAATCATCTTCCCTAGCCCTTTCGTTTACCCATTGTTCCACTTCGCTCAGAACCCAACGCTTGGTCTGTCGCTGCTTGGGTTTCATCGGTCCAAGCATTATGGGCCGTGGAAATTGGCCCTGTTTCACCCACTTGTAGAGCGTTGAGGTCGATACTCCCAAAAGCTTTGCGACCTCGGACACCCTTAACAAACGGTTAGAAGGGGATGTCATTTGGAATCTCCTTTACATCTAGTTCTACATCCGTTTCCTCGAACGCAGGCACACGCCATACACGCGCCGTTGTTCTCTTCCCGTCAGCCTTGCGATAGTTCAGGACATACTCGGCGTCCTTGCCCCCGTTCAGCTTCTTTAATGCTTCCGTAACCTCGGCTCTTGTGTACTGATTGAAGTTACGATTATGCAAATAATCCATGAGACCCGAGATCATGAACGAGGTAAACCCGCCCTCGGTCCACGGCTTTCCATGCGTTATTTCCTCTGCCTGCACAGCCCGTATCCTACTGGTGCAGTACATGCGTAGGTGATCTTTAAACTGGCCTGAGTAGGTCAGTTCTTCTGGCACCTCTATTCGTGTGGAGTTTGTCATGAGCGCAGAGATAAGCATCTGCCACCTTGCTGGACGCATGGTAGGAGGCATAACACTTAGCTGATCCATACATGCCCGTTGAAACAGCGTCTGGTTTTGTAACTGCTCCGTTGATAGCTGCACCCGCCGCCCTGTAACGTCCAAGAAGTGTAGCCTTGGCTCCGACAACATGGTCACAAGACCGCCTAGCTTGGGCGCATCCGGTACGTCATCACCCACACCGTACTTTCTGGTGCGGCATACGTCCGGATCACAGTAGCTTTTGATAGGCTCTTGCTTACAGGTGTAGAAATAATCCTTCTTGCCCACCGATTTCTGCAGCGCAGATATCTCAGAGGCCGGAAGTGGAGAGGCCGTAAGGTTTCGGTTCATCTCTTCTAGTTTCTCAACCCAATCATCCGCCCACTTCTTACGGCAGTACACGCCACAGTTGAACAGCGTTGAGTTTCTATCACTTGAGATTGCACCCTGCGAACAGATGTGTTGTAGGCATGGCGGTCCATCAAAGAACTCTTCCTTGCCCCCAAGTCTTAAAGCTTCCAGATCATCTAGCGTGGTCTCGGACTTCTCCGCATGATCCAGAAAATCATCCAACTCTAACGCCTCGACGTTGCTATCAAAGCAGTATCGAAGCGTCTCCTCCGCCTTGAAGTACGGTAGGTTAATAAAGTTACCCACGTCTCCCTGATCTGATAATATTGTGTCCTGCTTGGGGAAAATCTCTGAACCTGAGAACCCCAAAGCAATAGACATCTCGGTCAGGAACTCTCGAACCACCGCCGCCGACTCTTTCTGATTAAGAAACAGGTAGAGGTGCGCTCCACCAGACTTAGAACGGCAGTGAGACAACGGGAACTTTAACTGCGTAATCTTTTGCTGCAGTTGCTTGTGATCCAGATCGTAAACATCAATGTCAATGCACCCAAAACGGCAGGCATTCTCCTCGTCTATCGGTATGGACCCAACACCTAACGATCCATCCAAATGTTTTTGCATAGCCTCCTCGGTCAGAGGATCACGCACAATCCAACTGTCGGCTTCCGTTTTACCGTTCCGGCCCACACGTTTTATTTTTGTAGAGCCATACGCTACCCGCGAACCAGCGAAGATAGCCAGCATCCTACTAGCTTGTGTCATTACAATAATCCCTGAGAAAGTGGGGGGAGCCTCGCAGTGCGAAACCTGACCCGCGCCCCCCTAAAGCAGATTAGAACGGGATTTCGTCATTCCGTTCTGCAGAGGCTGGCTTGGAGGTTTCAACCTCTGGTGCTGCTTTAACCTCACCCGCTGCAACCGACTGCCTAAACAGCATGGCTTCTTGCAACTGGTCTTTCTCTTTAACCAACCCGACCTTTTCAATAGCCCAGTTGTTCCATGTACCCTGATCGTTACTCTCCTCAACAGATCGGAGACGCCAGATCGTGGCAAAGACCGCAGGAGTAACCATCGCACCCGACTTAGGATGCTTAACTTTCTGCATGGCGATCTGTGTTTTCCAACGGCGGCTTACTTTAAGGGCAGTAGATTTCATATCTACTACCGCAGGTTGATAAGAACCGTCTTCCTCAACAATCAACACAAAGTGTTGGTCTGATTTCACCAGTTCATTGCCGTTGGGTAACATTTCCTTGGACCCTGACCGTGTTGTCTTGGTCAGTACAGGATCAGTGGCGGCAATCTCTCCTTTGAACCCGCCGCCCAAGTCACGCGGCACGAACTCTAGGTATTTGGTACACTGATAGCAGGGGATAACCTGTATACCTTTCTCGCCTTCCCATATCTGAAATGTCACATTGTTAAACGCATCACCCTGCTGAGAGCCTTCAATGTACTCAGCGTTGCGCTTGTTTAACTGTGGAGACATAGCCTGAAGCAACCGTACAAACGGTATCTGCATCTCGCTACTGTCAAACGATGCACCTTCCCCCGCTGTGGCAAAGATATCGTCCATTACGTCTGTGCTTAACTCTGCACTTTTTTTATTTGCTACCGCGTTACCCATTTTTATGTCCCCCAAGAATAGATTTAATCAAAGAGATGCGATCCTTCGCCATGTTCTTCGCAACCTTCATACCTATCATCCTATTGTATAAAGCTCTTTGATGCCCTTTTAGATCAGCCTCCAGTTCCAAAAGAGTTTGAAGCTCTTCGTCAATCTGTCTCTCAATCAACTGATCTTCCATGCACTCTTCGAAATCTGTCTCGTCATTGTCCATGAAGCCACCATACTCATCAGTGTGGTCTTCATCATCCATCTCTTCCAACATTTTATTCTTATACGCACCCATTATACTTTCCTCCGGATTTCTGCCGCGTTTGCGATGAATGCCCCAAACATGTCGAGGTCGATAGGCTTCCCGTCCGTCACACGCTCTTTGATAAACGCTTTCAACGTAGAGGGATGAACGTGGGTCTTGGTATTCGGTTCGAAACCACGGTCACTTAGGATGCCAACAACATCTTTCGCCATGTTGTCTTGCCCCTTACCGAAGGTGCAGATCACATCGTTCTTTATAATGTCATCTAGCCCCTGCTCCCGAAGCCAAGAGAAAGCTTCTTCTCTCCGAGATACTGGGATACTGGCATGCACCATCATCTTTCGCTGCACAGTCAAGCCGTCTACATCAAGACGCTCAACGCCCATCTCATCCATGAGTGATGGTATTTGTTCGACCGATAGCTTGTGCTTCTCAGCCTTCAATGCTTTCAAGTGCGCCTCGGCATCGACCATCTGGTCTTCGATCCCGCGCATTGTACGCACTAGATCACTGAGGTTTTTCCCAGTGCTTGTATCAACTCCAGCCAACGCTTGGCCTTCGTCAAACATATCGTCAAAAATATCGTTCATAAGTTGATCCTCTTCAGGGTTGTAGTTGACGGGTCAGATTATTATCTGTAGAATAATAAACAATCCGTAAAATAGACAATAAGGGAAACTGTCATGGACTTCAAGTACAATTTTAAAAAAAATCCGTTCGACCATCAAAGGGATGCGTTGGAGGAGGGGCTGTTGCGACCTGAGTTTGGTTACTTCATGGAGATGGGGACCGGAAAGTCTAAGGTTCTTATAGATAATATGGGCATGCTATATCTAAGGCATGACATAGATTTCGCCTTGGTCATCGCACCCAAGGGCGTGTATCGAAACTGGGTGGAGAAAGAAATACCGGAGCACATGTCTGACAATGTGTACTACCGTGTAATCCGCTGGGTTGCAGGGGGAAACAAAAAACAGCAAGAAGAAATGAGGGCGGTTCAAGAACCCTTCGAGGGCTTGACGATCTTCGTCATGAACGTTGAAGCTTTCAGTTCCCTCAAAGGTAGGACCGCAGGGGAATGGTTTTCTAAACGATACGGGTCCCGTGGTATGATTGCCGTGGATGAAAGCACCACGATCAAAAACCCCAAGGCCAAACGCACCAAGGCCCTGCTCAAGATTGCTCAGAACTTTAGATACAGGCGGCTGCTCACCGGATCACCCGTTACCAAAAGCCCGATGGATATCTGGGCGCAAGCAGAGTTTCTACGCTCCGGAATCATGGGCTTCGAATCATTCTGGGCCTTTCAAAGTCGATACGCCGTTATGCAAAAGGTAAAAATGGGTGCCACTGCCTTCACTCAAATACTGGGATACAAAAACATAGACGAACTCACCGACAGAATAGATTCGTTTTCCTTTCGGGTCCTAAAGAAAGACTGCCTCGACTTGCCCGAAAAGATATACACCTATCGAAATGTATCTATGACGCCGGAGCAACGCCGAATGTATGAAGGACTTCGGACCAATGCTATGGTGATGTTCGAGGATGGTGAAATGACCACGGCCCCCGCTGTAATCACCCAACTCCTACGCATGCAGCAAGTTATGTCCGGTCATCTCAAGACAGATGAGGGCGAGATGCTTACGTTCCCCTCAACCAGATTGGATGCGCTGCTTGAAATAATAGAAGAACACCAAGGCAAAGCCATAATCTGGTCACGGTTTCGGCACGACATACAAACAATTACTGAGGCATTAAACAAACGGTTTGGTGAGGGCTGTGCCGCTGCATACTTCGGGGATACATCCGATGATAAACGTAGCCAGATCGTGAAGGACTTTCAAAACGGGGATAAACTCAGGTTCTTTGTTGGCAACCCCGCAACCGCAGGGTACGGTCTGACATTGACTGAAGCAAACCTCGTGGTCTACTATGCCAATGACTTCAACCTCGAAACTAGAATACAATCAGAGGACCGCGCTCACCGCATCGGGCAACATAACCCAGTGACATACGTTGATCTCATCACAGAGAAAACGATTGATGAAAAGATCGTCAAAGCTTTGAGAAACAAAATCAACATAGGTGCAGCGGTTCTAGGGGAACAAGCAAGAGAATGGCTAACCGTGTAAAAAAACCCGCAACCCACGAGGACATCATCGAAACAATGGTGGACTTTAAAAAAGGGTTGCGGACCCTCGACACTGGGGCCACGGTCCTATCAGAACAAACAGGCTTGACTGAGGACGTGGCAAGGGCGTATCTGAGGGGGTTAAAAAAGTCATCCCTCAACGTCACACAGATACGAGGCTATAGTAAAGAAAAGCCCGAAACCCTCGCGGGTAAGAAGGGCAAATGGAACGAGGCCCGACGATAAAATCGGGCCTCGTTCTGTCGTTCATAGAAGAAAAAAACTATTCTTCGTCAGAAAACTTATTAATAATTAACGATAACTGTTGCAGCATGGACCTCCGCTCTCGCACCGCGATCCTCCGAAGGATTTCCAAATCATCTGACCGAATTGTCACGGTCACGTATTTCTTATCAGTCTTCTGCAATAGTCTTCTCCAGTTCTAGAACTTCTTTCGACGGTGGAAAGAAAGCCCCAACGTCTATCGACCACCGAATGAACGAACCCCTAGATGAAAGCCCCGGAC